TCGAATGGAATATTAAGTCAAGAATTCATTGAAGTGGGGGAAGGATATGTTGAGGTCGGGGAAGAATTTTCCAAGGATGCGTTAGCGAATGTTTTTCAACAACCCGCAGATGATTTAGTTAATATTCAGCAAACAATTGATAAACCATGGCCAATTAATAATAAAAAAAATAGATATCCTTTATTATCGAATATTTCAAGTGATATTAGTAAAGATCGTTATGTACAAGAACAAGTTATTCAATTTATTGTAAATTCAGAAGAAAGAAATAAAACATTTTATCCTTATTCTACGGAATTTGAAATTAATTTTCCAAAACCTTTAAATAATGTGAAAGGAATTGAATTGAGTAATATATCTGTTCCTAATTTTAATGATAATATTACAAATATGAATAATGTTTTTGCTTGGCAATATTTTTCAAATATTTATAAAAATTATGTTTCTTCTTTTAACATTATACCCTTTAATGATCTCAAAAGAAAAATTAGTTATTTTAGTTTGCCTTATTCCACTTTTTTATTTGATACAAATAAAACGGGAATTAATTATAATCCTGAACTTTACCTAACTTATCAATTAAATATGCCAAACGCACACTATGATATTGAGTTATTATTAGATAATGTTAAAATTTTATCAAAAAATGTACTTCATGGTAGTTTTAATTATAATCAATTATATTTAGCTGAAAATAATTCCAAAAGTCGTTCTCCTGATCAAGAGCTTCCTCCCATTATGGAAGAACCATATAATTCACTTACCTATATGCAAAATACTCCTAATTTATGGGATTTTGAAGTAAATTTTGAAAATGAAGCATTTTTTGCTGTAAATCGTATGGAAGAAGAACCAGTATATTCTTACCAAACTTTTGCTCCTATTAAAGACCCCTCTACATATAATTGGGCTAATGTTGATGTTTTTTATAACTTTTCAAGTAATCCTGGTAATTTAGATCCTAAATATCTTTATATTACGGTTCCCTACATTGATCAATTAACTAATTATTGGTATTATGATCCAGTTAATGCTCCTGATAACCCTTTTGTTCCTTCAGCATTTCCTTTGGTATTTACAAAACTTAGAACTAAAGATGATAATTTAAATTCTTTCATGCGAAATCTAAATTTTACACCTTTTTTTGATTTAAATATTTATTTGCTCAATACACAACCAATAGGTAGTAATCCGATTACTTATACTGAAGACGAATTAGAAAATATTTATTATTATAAATTTAATGATATTATTACCATTCCTAATGGAACAGGAGGCAATGAAATAAAATTAATTCGCTTTGCTCTTCGCTATAATAGTTCTGGAGAAAAAGGTAAAAAATTTAATAATTCTGTTCCATTGACTTTAACACCCACATATTCATATTATAAACCTGTACAAACAATTACATTAATTTATAGTAGTTTAATATATAGTTTGTTAAATGAAAAAACAAATATTGTCTATACTTTAGAAAATGCTGATCCTCTTGTTGGTAGAACTTTATTAACAAGATTTATTTTTGATATTAATAATGGTATTTATACAGCTTATGAAAAAGATTTATCTGCTGAAAAAAAAAGATCTTTTCTTGATTTATTAGGATATTCAATTGCCAATCAAACATCAGCTTTTTTAGTTTCTGATTTTAATAATGGTTTTTCATTTGTACATTGTAATCGATATCCAAAAATATTAGATATTAATAATCCATCTATTTACTATAATATTGTACCATTAATTGCGCAATTAGTTTCACCAGAAACTCGATTTCAATTTACAATCAATAATGGAAAATATTATTTTTCTAAAAATCCATATATTTATATTCAAATCTTTTTTGTAAATAATAATGGAAATACAATTGTTGAAGAATTTAATTATCAAACTAATCAGGATAATTTTAATTTAGCTATTAACCAAAATTATTCGAATAGTTTTATAACAAATTTAATTCCGATTGGTATATCTGTAGATTGCTCTTCAGCCAATGTTAATATTCGTATTAAAAATAAAAGTAATATTGTTGCTAAATTACTTACTTCCAATGTTCCAGGAGAATTAAATAATGTAAATAATAATATTTATAAAGAGAATATTTTTTATATGTTTAGTAAAATTATTGATAGTGTAGATTCTATTCAAATTAATATTTTGGATTATCAATACAAAATTATTCAGTCTAATAAAACAATAAACATGATATTAAAGATCTATCAAGATGTACACAAACTCAAAGAAACAAATATAAATACGAAAACAAATAATATAGATATTATAGGAAAAATTAGATAATATACTTAAAAAAAAAATCCAAACATATAATAAATGAGTAGTCAATTTCAAAATGGACGAGTCATCATAGATGAAGATAAAACTATCAAAGATTTAAAAATGATTAATAATAATGGGGATGTAATGAAAAATTTTCAGGTTGAAGCTTTGTATGGTATTCAAGAAACAACTCAATTGAATCAATTGTATTTTTCTCGAGCAAATATGCATCAAATTCAAGACGGAATTCGTTATCAAGTATATATGAAAACAGATAAGAAGCATATTATTGATAAACAATCAGAAGTTGAATTAGAAATCATTATGCGCTCTATTTATTTACAACATAGCCCTAATTTACCCAATAATATAAAGGAGCAAATTAGATATTTGGACGAATTAGTTGTTAATTGGTGCGTGGAACAAATTATTCCTGAAATTTATCAATATTATGGTTATTTAAAAGAAGTTGAATACATGCCCACTCCCATTGATTTACCATTGAATTTATCTTCTAAGGGGTCACGTACATTGCGATCTGTGACAACTACTTTCTAATACAGTTTCAAATTTTTTTTATTTCAATTTATTTTTTCACTATTTCTTTAGAAAAAATATTCATTTATTATATATATATATTATAATGACTATCGTAATTAATATATTAGCTGTAGTGGGTTTTATCATCCTATTATCCTATTTAATTTCTTATATTTACTATTATTTTAAAAATCGTGCTGAACAAGTTAAAATGAGTGAAGTGAATCCTCCAAATCAATATATGCAACAAACAGGTATAAAATGCCCAGATTATTGGGTAAATACTGGTGTAGATAAGGATGGAAATTACATCTGCAAAAATATGTTTAACTTAAATGTACATAACGCAACAAAGCCAGCCGATGGAATGTGTAAAGATGTTAATTGTTATGCAGATACTAATGATAAAACAGTAAAATTTTCTGGAATTGGATCTAAGAAAACGTGGGAGCTAAATAATCCTAATGGGATGACTTCCTATGATGATAAAGAAAAATATAGTTTTGTTAATGCAACAGGAAATGGTACATCTTCTCGATGTGACTGGATCAATTGTTGTGGTGCTGAAAAAAATACTAAGGGGGTATGGCAAGGAGTTCAAAGTACATGTTCATATAATCCTAATACAACACCAATGTAATGTGTGATACAACACCAATGTAATGTGTGATACAACACCAATGTAATGTGTGATACAACACCAATGTAATGTGTAATACACTACCAATGTAAGTTATAATATAAAATAAATTGAATAACTTATCTTTTTCTTAATAGGAATTTATTTAAAATAGTATTCTTTAAATAAAATAGAAGTTATGACTCATTCTATTATTCCGAAGCATTTAGATGATGTGCTTATTTATAGAGAAGAAATTCAATCCATGGAAGCATGGCTGAAAGATTATATAAAAGATCATACCGAATGTAAAAAAGCTCTTCTGATTATTGGAAATATAGGCTATGGAAAAACATTACTTGCCGAATTATTATTAAAAAAATATAATTACCAAAAAATAGAATTAAATTCATCAGATTTCCGCAGTCAGAAAAAATTAAGTGAATTCTTGCGAAAAACATTATGCTTCAAAAATGTGGTAGATATGTTTTTTGAAGAAAAAAAACCAATTGGTTTATTAATGGATGAAATTGACACTATGAATAGTGACAAAGGTGGGCTAGGTGAGTTTATACAAATTTTAAAAGACGATGATAAGTGCACGAAAGATATTCTTAGTAATAAGAAAACTAAGAGTAAAGGAAAAAATAAAGAATATGTCGATTTATATAATCCAATTGTATGCACCTCTTTGGATATATACGATAAAAAAGTAAATGATTTGAAAAAATACTGTAATGTTGTTTATTTAAATAAAATTACTGTAGTTGATTTAACGTTATTAATGAATCATTACTTTAAAGATTGTGGTTATGAAAAGAAATTGGTGTCTATTATTTATGATTTCGTCGAAGGTGATATCCGAAAATTAAATAATGTATTAGAAAATTTACTTCTAAGCAAAGAAAAAAAGAAAATTAAGGTTTCTGATTTTATTAAATTGAAAAAATATTTTGAAAAAAAAAATAATGATCTACAATTAATTGACGTTGCACATAATATTTTTCATAAGAAAATAGATCATGAGGAAAGTCTTATTTATTATCATCTAGAGCCTTATTTTTTACCTTTCATGATCTATCATAATTTAGAGAAATTTATTAGTCATTGTGATCTACCTTTATCTCAAAAATTTAAACTTTATCAAAGACTGCTGCATTGTATTTCTAATTTTGATATTTTTCAGAACTTATCCTTCGAATTATTTGAATGGGATGAATTTACAGATATACTTTCTTTTTATGGTGTTTACTCTATTAATTTTGAAATTCATGCTAACTATCCATCTATTAAAACAAAATCCTTTCCAATTGAATTTACAAATGTCATGAACAAGATGTCGCAGTCATTAGTAAATAAAAAAATTATTAATGTAGCTCGTCATGCTTTTCGAAAAACATATGTTGAACAAGGAGATATTATTTACTTATCAGAATTATTTTCTCATTCTTTTCATCATTTTAAAGAATTATACGGGAACAATGATAAAGAAGAAGATTCTATATCTTCAAATGAAAAAGGAGTAAAAATTGGTAAAAATGAAACGAAAAAAAAAGAAACGAAAAAAGGAAGGAAGAAAAAAGGAGTAGAACCACCTACTATTAAAAATGATCATTCAGATGAAAAGAATCAAGAAGAATTAAAAGAAGAAAATAATTTAAAAATGGAATCCCAAAAGAATAGTGATGGCAATTGTGAAATAAATAAACTATCTATTTTATTACCAGATACAAACGCTGATACAAACGCTGATACAAACGCTGATACAAACGCTGATACAAACGCTGATACAAACGCATTTACAAATTTAAATAAAGAACAAAAAATTGATCATGATTTAATTAAATTCATGAACCATAATCATATGACCATTGAAGATTTGGAAAACGTATTAAAATTAGAAAAATTTAATAAGGTAGATGTAAAGATACGAAAAAATTTAAATGTTCATTTAGTCAAAAAAATTGAAGAAAATTTATTTTATTGAGTTGGTAAAGGATCATTTGGATTATATACCGTTGATCTTCCTTTTTTAATTTTAATGGCCGGATAGCATTTTTTACAAAGACCACTTTTATCGACACACATGCAATTGGAATAAGGATTAAAATTACCATTAGGTTTTTGACAAGCCGTTGGCATATAAGCTGGTTTTAATCCTTCTTTTGCACATAATTGCTGAAGACCTTTGATGGGATATAAATAATTAGAAAAATTTTCCTTTAATCGAAAAGTATTAATCAAGAAGAAAAGGAAAACAATAATAATAGTTAAGAATATTATTTGTAGTTCCATATATTGTATATATACATAATTTATTCATAATTTATTCATAATTTATTCATGAATTATTCATAATTTATTTGTGATTTTATTTATTAATTCATAATTTCCTAAATGCAGATTAAATTTGCATTTAGAAAATAAACTCTTAAAAATATTATATATT